AAACCATTAAGGCAACTGAGCGTGACACTGACGCTTACCTTCGGTATGCAACCATGGAAATCGATGGCGCAATGCACTCACTTGCGCGTTCTCTCGCGGTAGCAATGTATCGTGACGGCACTGGTTCAATCGGTACCGTATCAAGCATCAGCACAGGTGTAATTACGCTTACAAATGCTGAAGACGTGACTAACTTTGAAGTGGGCATGGTTCTGAATATCTTTGCTCCGCTTTCAACCACAAGCACCGATTCGCGATACTTGAAGCCAGACTCAGGAACTCAGCATAACGGTGACCTGACGATTACCAAAGTAGATCGTTCTGCTGGTACTGTTACCGTCAGCGGCACATCTTCAGCGGTTGTTGCTAATGACGTTATCTGTCAAAAGGGCGACATTAACGCGAAGGTTTCAGGTCTTGAAGCTTGGAATCCTCGTGTTCTTGATGCCAACAACAAGACTCTGTTCAGCCAAGATCGAGACATTGATGCAAGCCGTCTAGGTGGTCAACGTTTCGATGGATCTTCAATGCCTATCGAAGAAGCATTGATTGGTGGTGCGTCTCTTGTATCTCGTGAAGGCGGAAGCCCTGACTACTGTTTCGTTGACTATGCGACTTTCTCAAACCTTGAAAAAGCTCTTGGTTCCAAGGTTGTGTATGACGAAGCAAAAGCGCGTGACGTAGATATCGGGTTTGCATCTATCGCTCTTCGGGGTCCAAAGGGAATCATTCAGGTTGTTCCTGACCAAAACTGTCAGCCAGATGTAGCCTGGTTGATTCAGTTGAACACTTGGTCACTGAATACTCTTGGCGCTGCTCCTCAGTTCCTCGATTACGACGGTCTTGAGATGCTTCGTGAGGCAAGCGACGACGCTTATGAAGTTCGTCTTGGTTACTACGGTAACGTTGCGTGCAATGCACCAGGATACAACTGCCGCGTCGCTCTAGCATAAGGAGAGTGAAAGATGGCTAACAGAACTTTTCAAAACGTGCAGGCGGTTAGTCGAGAGGTAAAAATTCTCGCCACGACTATTAGCGGTGTTAATAGCGGTACCTGCACTGCAACACCTAGCCTTGGCATCTCAAAGGTAGAGCAGGCTACTGGAAACGTGACTATCACGTTGGATGACAAGTACAATCAACTGCTTTGCGCTCAAGTCACTTTAGGTGACGGCGCAGGTGGTGCAGGTGCTCTGACTGCGGCAAAGGTTAAAAGTGAAGATGTTGATGGCGCTAAAACCGTTGTTATCGATACGACGGGAACAGCAAATGCCAACGATGAACTGCACGTAACTTTGTTCCTTAAAAACACCAGCGTGGCACGCTGATGAAGGGCAAGGGCAAAGGTCTTGCGGTCATGATTCTGGAGAAAGCCAAAGGCAAAGATGCTGAAGGCTCTTCAGATGATGATTATAGCAAGGCAAAAGAAGATGCGGGAAGACGTATGGCTATGGCTATCAAGGAAGAAGACGGCAATGCGTTCGTCGATGCTCTTGATGACTACCTAGACATGCGTGCGTAAGGGGGGCTGTCAGCATGGCGGATATTCGGTTCGATACATTAAGTACGAGAGCTAAACGCCGTGCTGATATGGTCAACAGTTCGTTTGTAAGCGAAGACGAGATTAAGGATTACTTAAACTCTAGCATCGCTGAGCTGTATGACTTTCTGGTGAAAAGCTACGAGGATTACTTCGTAGTGACTCACCAGTACAATGTCCCTATCGCCTCAACAGGAGCAGATTTACCCACGGATGACGCAGTAACGTATCCGGGTGGCGAATTCTACAAGGCTCTGGGTGTTGATTATAATTCCGGTGGGATTACTTCGACACTCAGGGCTTACTCCTTTTCTGAGCGAAACATCTACAATACGCCCTATGCAGTTATCGATCGATTGGCTGAGCCAATGTATAAGGTCGAGGGGACTAAGATTAAGCTAATCCCCAACAACTCTCAGTCAGGAACCATCACGCTTTATTATGTCCCAGTGGCACCTGCGTTTGCAGATACTACGGCCAGTGCGACTATTAACTTTGTGATTCCGGGCTTTGTTGAGTACGTGGTTGTAGCGACTGCAATCCGTATGCTGATGAAAGAGGAGTCTGACGTTTCTGCCCTGGAGCGTGAACGTCAGCAACTCGCTAGTCGTATTATTCGAGCCATTAGCCCACGGGATGCCAGTGGTTCGTTTGCTATTCGCGATGTTCGCAAGGGTCGATTCAGAGACGACTTTATTCTTCGCTACTAGGGGGTGATACATGGCGCGGTTTAACAGCCAAGTTCAACTCAGTGAAGACAGTGATTCGCTACAAAGAGAAGTCCAAAGATTAAGTGATTTTCTTGACAAGTGTCCGTTGCTGGATGGTGAACTAATTGAGGATGTTTCTATCCGGGCTAGGTCCGGTGGTATTCAGCAAGATACTATTGTAAGTCATAACTTAGGGAGAGAATACAAAGGTTTTATCTTTGTAAACTCAAACAACTCTTATCCCTTTGAGTCATCGACATTGAATAATCAGAAATCAAAAAGACTCATATTAACGACTCTAAATAGCGGCGCAACCACTGTTTCGATTTGGATTTTTTGATGGCACTTAAGAAGAATACAGTATCGCTTCCCTTTGCGCTTGGGCTTGATGAGAAGTCTTCCGAAGATACGGCAGAACCAGGAAGTCTTGAATCTTGCAGCAATGCAAAATTTAATAAAGGCGGTCAAATTGAGAAGCGATCTGGCTATGTTTCAAAAACACCTTCATCATTAACGCCAAATCATACCTTTGATAGAGGGCTTAGGATTGATCAATTTGATAATCAAACCTTGGTTGCCACGGGGTCTAACCTATATTCAATTACTGAAAATGAAATAGGTGGCACGTATGCCTCTAGGCAAGGTGTTTTGGGTACTAAATTAGATAATATAACTTTTTTAAAGTCTGATGAAGTTGCTGATCAACAACCTTTTTTTGATATTTCAAATGTTAAACATATTTCTCATCAGATAGGCACAGGTAAATATGTAGATGTTTACGTTTATCTTGAAAGCAGCTTAACAAATAGTTCTGCGGTTCTTAAAGTTAAAGATAGAGACACAGGAAGTTTGCTTCAGACGGGATACCTTGGTGGGGGCGTAATGTTCCTCCATAGCACAGGAGATCATAACAACGGCACTCCTAGCATTCATCTAGTTAAGATAAGTTCATCGTCTTCTTTATTCTTCGTGTACAACCAGCCTGGGCCGTTTTCATCTAGCTTGTACTATCAGAAGCTAACTTACTCATCGACAAGCAATGCTTTCACTATCACAAGCCCTCAAAGTTTGCTTTCTACGACTTCTGCTCAGTTGGAATCCGATTTAGATTTTAGTGCTCTTGGTGTTACGGCAAGTAATAGTCAGCTTTATGTTGCGCTGTATCAACCCAATTATGGCTCAGGTGTATTCAATCCAACAATAGATAACGCTAGGCTGCATAGGTTTTCTCTTGCTAGTCTTACCGGAACAGGCCCCGCAACTGCTTTAAGTGACTTTACTCTATTCTCCACAACAGCAGGCGCTGGCCTCCCTCGGGCAATAGCAAACAACACCTTGAGAGTGTCCCCAGGTTTTGTATGCAAATATTATCCAGACGACCCTAGCGATGAGCCTTTGGTTGTAGGCTTAACAACTCCTCCTGGTGGCGGGAAATCTGTAAATTGCACAATCTTTACGCTTGATTCTGACTTTTCAAATTTCTCTACAGCTAATTATGTTGGCTCATCTCCAGGCTTAAACACAGAACGTGTAATAATAAATGGAACCCAAGCTCCCTACACAACAACGTCAGGGGCACAAAACGACAAAAGAAAACTCATAATGACTGTGGCGCGACCCTCCCCAGGCATTACAAGAGGTTTTCCTTATGCTCGGCAAGATCTTCCATCCGCAGCAACTAAATATTCACCGCTGCTTTCAGTTACCGCAACACACTCAAGCGGGACGGGGCCAGGCAGTGATAAAGAAGGTTTTCTATCAATTGACCCCGTTGATAACTCAACCTTTTTTAAATCAAGTGCCAAAGTCTACTACAAATACACTAACAGTGGGCACACTTTAGAAGTGCAGGTTTTAGAAGGCGGCACTATGTTTGGTGGCAGTGGAGAAGCCGCAAACATAGAGGCTCAATTAGTCGCGGCGATAACGGGCACTATATCATTTACAATAACGTTTACGGTCGCAGATGATTTACAGCCAGGGTTTTCAGATCCAGAGTTTGTTAATGCTGCTTATGATCATGCGGTTGAAACTGCTGACTTGATCCTGACAGGCAGCCATGGTGGTGCCCTCACGGCAACCCAAACTCAGTATATGCAAAATGCTACAGTTATTACTGATGCTATATTGGCAAACACAGAGGGTACATATTCGGATACCTATAACTACAACGGCGCAATGCCAAAATCCATGTTTTACGCAATCTCTGTTCAAAATGGGACAGGTAAATCTGATAACTCTTATGACTGCTTAATGTCTTGGTCTCCTGATACTGCATACAGCGGCAATACAAGATTTGAGCCGTCTGGCTATCTTCCGACAGGAAATCAGAGCGTAAACGTAGCGTTAGATTTTAACAACAAAAACGGATCTGGCGGCGGAAGATTGCTGACAGGTGTAACTGAGTTAAATTTTGTCTCTATAACAACCGCCAAAGTAGGTGGTGAGTTAAGGGCACAATTTCAAAATCTTGAATATGCAACTGCGTCTGTATTTGGTGATACGTATAATGTTGCGAAGTCAGTGGTTGAATTGAAACCCAGAAGAGAGCTGCCTGCTAAGGATATAGGCACTCAAATGCTTTATGGCGGCGGCGCTTTGTTCTCATACGATGGTGAAGAAATCTTTGAGAATGGGTTTTACAATTACCCGGCAGTACGCAACGCTGTAGTAAGAACTTTGGGGGTAGCCGGAAATAACTTCCCAAGCGGATACAACGGAGAGACTTCGTATGTTTTTGTATATGAATACGAAGACGCAAAAGGGAATATACATCGATCGCCTACATCTCCGGCAATCACAGTGAATGTAACAGTAGGCTCAACAGTTGAGTTTTTAATATATAACGATCAAGTTAATCGTAAGTTTACTAAGTATAACCTGTGTATGTATCGAGCAAACACAGGCGGCACGATATTCAAAAAGGTTCAGACTTTAGCGACAACCTCGTTTAGTTATTATATAGTGACAGACTCCGGAGAGGCACAAGCCGCTTATGACAGTCTTCCGGCGCTTTACACAACAGGTGGAGTGCTAGAGAATCAGCAACCGGGGTCAGTGACGGATATTGTCGTTCATAAGGGCAGAGTAATTGTTGCCGCTGCTTCGGAATATGTTCGATACTCAAAACCTCTGTCTCCTTTTGAGGCGCCTGGATTTCCTGCTCCTCACTTTGTCCTAGATATACCAGGTGATAAAAGAGATATTTCAGGTATAGAAACTAACGCTAATTTCCTGGCAGTGTTCACAACCAAAAGTGTCTACGCTATTTACGGCGATGGACCTAACGCTATTGGCGCAGGTGGCTTCGCCCTTCCTTTGTTGATCGGAGATGGCCAAGGGCTCCCTGCTGGCTCACGGCATCTGACGCATACTTTCGGCATTTTCTACATGGCTGAAAGAGGATTGTATGTGTTAACGCCTCAAGCTCAGATTCAATACGTAGGAGCGCCTGCCGAGGATTTGCTTTCACGGTCATACAGTGAGGCTGTTCTTAATATGAGTCTTTGTGATTATCAAAATGAGATCAGGATTCTTTTGGTCTCTGATGATAAAACTCGTCCATCGGGGCAAATGGCGGTATACAACACTTTTTTTAGGCAATGGTCTCACTGGGAAGTAAGATTGGATAACTTGCCAGCGCATCAAGCATTGTTCAATGGCAAGTATTTGCTTCCTGAAGATTCGCATCACTTGTTAACAATTGGCGGGACAATCGCAATACAAGATGCCAGCCGTTCAACTGATTTATCTGGTGGCGCTATTTACGATATTGATTTGTCAGTGGTGTTGAATAAGATTTATGCAGCGGGTCTGCAACAGGCACAGCGGGTGTATCGAGCAATGCTTTTGTATGAGCTAGTTGGCTCCCCAACTGTATCGCTTCAAATGAGCTTTGCCTTTGATAACGACAGTAGCTTTACAGAGTCTCATACGATTAACCCTTTGCCTTCCGACCCTGAGAGTGTGCGTGTTCATTTGACTCAGCAAAAATGCAAAGCTGTTAAGGTTAAGCTTTTATTGCAATCATCGACAACAGGCGCAAAACTTAACGGAATCGCTTTTGAAGTTGGTGCCCGTGCAGGAACCTTCAAGCTGCCATCGGCAAATACATTCTAGGAGCAGTTATGGAACCAGAAGCAAAATTGATTGCATCACGAGCGATGCAAGAACTAGCAAGGCAGCAAGCAACTGGTCAGGTAGACGAGGTGCTGCGAGGTCAGATAGCTCAGCAAGTTATAGATAGAACAGCGCAACAGGCTATGCAGCGTGAGGCGCAGCAGCAGGCGCAAGACTTTGAGCGCCTGGGTCGCTTTGGAGAAGTGGTGCAATCGGGCGAGCGAGAGGGCTGTCTTTGTAACGATGCGCCGACCACCGAGAAGATCTCGGGTTCATTGCAGGCGTTGGCTGGTGGGCTTAGTGCAGGTGTAGGCGCTTATGCCGACTACCAAGCGCAACAGGAACTTTTGGCTAAAGGGC